CCCAGGCCGAAGACGGCGGCGGAGGCGGCGCTGACGGGGTCGAGGGGGCCGGTCAAGCGCGGGGTCAAGCCGGGGAAGCCTGGGAAGCCGGAGCCGGTCCCGGCACCCGAGGGGCTCAACGCGGCCGCCCGGGCCATCTGGGACCGGGACGCGCCCCTGGCGCTGAAGGCGCTGACCCTGACGCCGACGACGTCCGGGGCGTTCGCGGACTACTGCCGGGCGGTGTCGGTGCGGGACGCGCTGCTGGCTCGGCTGGAGAAGGACGGCTGGACGGTGGGGAGCAAGAAGGGCGGGCTGATGCGGGTCCATCCCCTGGCGGGGGAGCACCGGGCCTGGATGCAGCGGGTCGAGACGGCCCAGGGGCGGTTCCGGCTGACGGCCCTGGGGAAGGAGATCGTCCCGCCGACGCCGGACGACGCCTTCGCCCAGTTCGACTCGGGCGGGTCGATGTCGGTGGAGCCCGAGGAGTGAGCGCCCCGGTCGTCAGGCTCCCGGGTCGACCGGTCGGGGCCATCGTGGCCGGGATCGTCGCGACCTCGCTCTTCGGATGGTTCCTCGCCTGGGCAACCAACGAGGAGCGCCGGCACATCCGCGAGGACCTGGCCTGGAAGCGGCACGCGTTCGACCACTGCCGGATCGTCAGCGCCGGGTCGGCCGGGATTGTGACGACGGTCGTCGCCTACCACTGCGACGACGGGCACGACTACCTGTCGTACGACGAGCGGGCCCCGAGGGGCTGGATCCAGAGATGACGGACCCGGTCGAGGCGTACGCCCTCAGGGTCTCCCTCGGGGAGCTCCCGGCGGGGAAGTACCACCGGCTGGCGTGCGAGCGCCATCTCCTGGACCTCGAGCGGATGGGGGCGCCGGACTTCCCGTACGTGTTCGACTGGAAGGAGGCCAAGCGGTTCCTGGACTTCGCGGGCCAGCTCCGGCACTACAAGGGGGAGTGGGCCGGCCAGCTGATCAAGCTCTCCCCGTTCCAGGTCTTCCGCCTGGGGTCCGTGTTCGGCTGGCGGCACCGGACGACCTGGCACCGGCGGTTCACGACGGCGTACAACGAGCTGCCCCGGAAGTCGGGCAAGTCGCTGGAGGCGGCTGTCGTCGCCATCTACGCGACCTTCTTCGAGGGGGAGCCCGGTGCCGAGGGGTACTGCCTGGCGACGAAGGAGAAGCAGGCGCTCGACGTCGTCTTCCGGGACATCAAGCGGCTCATCCAGTCGTCGGGCCTGCGGGACCGGCTGACGGTCCAGGTCCGGAACGTCCACCAAGCGAGGACCCAGTCGAAGCTCGAGCCGCTGGGGTCGGACTCGGAGACCCTGGACGGGCTGAACCCGCACTCGATCACGACCGACGAGCTGCACGCGTTCAAGAACCGGGGGCTGCTGGACGTGATGGAGTCGGCCACCGGCGCCCGGCGGAACCCGCTGCACTACCAGATCACGACGGCCGGGTCGGACCGGGTGTCGGTGTGCGGGGACCAGCACGAGTACGCCTGCAACGTCCTGGAGGGGCTCTTCGACGACCTGTCGGCCCGGTCGTTCTTCGCCTGCATCGCCCACGCCGACCCCGAGGACGACTGGCGGCTCGAGTCGACCTGGATCAAGGCGAACCCGCACTGGGGGATCTCGGTCGACCCGGACGACATGCGGAAGCTGGCGCAGAAGGCGATCGCGATGCCGTCGGCCGCCGCCGAGTTCCAGCAGAAGCGGCTGAACCTCTGGGTCAACGCCGACGCCCCCTGGCTGTCCCTGGACGGCTGGCGGACCGGGCAGACGGCCTGGACCCTGGATGAGATGCTGGGGCAGCCGTGCTGGGTCGGGGTCGACCTCAGCTCCAAGGTCGACCTGACGGCCATCGTGTTAGCGTTCGCCCCGAGGGGGGACCGGCGGAACTGGCGGCTGGCCCTGTTCGCGTTCTCCCCCGAGGAGACCCTGGCGGACCGGGCCCACCTGGACCGGGCGCCCTACCTCGTCTGGAAGGACCGGCCCATGTGGCGGGACTGGAAGACCCTGACGACGTCCCCGGGCAAGCGGATCAACTACGCCCAGGTCCTCGACTGCCTGAAGTCGGTCAAGTCGCTCTTCTCGGTCCAGGCCATCGGGTTCGACCCGTACAACGCCGAGAACCTCCAGCACGACCTCGTCGACGTGGCCGGGTTCGGCCAGAACCAAGTCGTCGAGATCGCCCAGACGTACAACGGGATGAGCCAGGCGGCCAAGGACTTCGAGGCCGACGTCCTGGACGGGCACGTCGACGGCGGGGGCAACCCGCTCCTCGCGTGGTGCGTGTCGAACGCCGTGGTGCAGCGGGACGGGAAGGACAACATCTACCCGGTCAAGAAGCGGAGCCGGGGGCGGATCGACCCGGTGACGGCGACCCTGATCGCCCGGGCTGTCCACCGGCACGTCGGCGAGGTCAAGCCCCGCGCGCCGCTCAAGGTCCACTTCATCGGGGCGCGATCGGGCTAGCCTGCCATATCTGGTATACTCTCGTCCCGACGTGCGGACGACGATCGGGCGCCCCCCGAGGGCAGGGATCAGGTCGACCTCCAGGGTCGAGTTCCTGGTCACGCCGGCCGAGTTCGCGGCCCTGGCCCGGGTCGCCAAGGACAGCCGCCAGCCGGTCGCCTCCGTCATCCGCGAGGCCGTCAACTCGTTCGTGGCCGACTACTCCGACATCCAGGTCTTCAGGCTTACTTCCGGTAATAAGTAACGGCGGGGGGATAACCTAACGCCCCAGGATGATCAGGGCGTACAGCCTGCTCGAGATCAAGTCGGTCGACGAGGAGCAACGCATCATCGACGGCGTGGCGACGACCCCTGCCACGGACCGGGCCGACGACATCGTCGAGCCGATGGGCGGCAAGTTCACCCTCCCCCTGCCGTTCATGTGGCAGCACGGGACGGACCCCTTCGTCGGCAAGACCCCGGTCGGGAACGTCATCTCCGCCCGGCCGACCAAGAACGGCATCCCCGTCAAGATCCAGATGGCCAAGTCGGACACGCCCGGCCGGCTGAAGGACATCCTGGACTTCGCCTGGGAGACGGTCAAGAAGAAGCTCGTCCGCGGGCTCTCCATCGGGTTCGCCCCGATCGAGTCCGCCGACATCGCCGGCACGTACGGCCAGCGGTTCACGAAGTGGGACTGGCTCGAGCTGTCCGCCGTGACCATCCCGGCCAACGCCGAGGCGACCATCCTCACGGTCAAGTCGATTGCCGCCCAGGACCTCGCCGCGTCAGGCGCGGATGCCGGGGCTGTCGCACGTCCATCGGCCGGCGTCCCGGCTACAGTCACCAAGGCGTCGAGGGGCGCCCATGCCATGAAGATCACAGCATCCGAACAGATAGCCCAGTACGAGGCCACGCGGGCGGCCAAGGCGGCCGAGCGGTCGGCCATCATGGAGAAGTCGGGCGAGGCGGGCACGACGCTCGACGAGGCCCAGACCCAGCAGTACGACGGCCTGACCGACGAGCTGGCCAAGATCGACGCGCACCTCGTCCGCCTCCGGGCGTTCGAGGCCGAGTCGAAGCAGACGGCCAAGCCGGTCCAGGCGACGACCATCGTCGAGGCGTCGGCCTCGCGCGGCGGGGCGTCGGTCGTCTCCGTCAAGCAGAACCGGCCGGCGGGCTTCGGCTTCGCCCGGACCGTCATCTGCAAGATGGCGGCGTTCTACTCCCAGGGCTCGCACTCGGCGGCCGAGATCGCCAAGGCGTGGTACCCGAGCGACGACGAGGTCCAGATGGCGGTGAAGGCCCCGGTCGGGGCCGGCACGACCCTGGACAGCGACTTCGCGACCAAGCTGGTCTACGCGACCAACCTGGCGAACGAGTTCATCGACTTCCTGCGGCCGATGACGATCATCGGGAAGATCCCGAACCTCCGGAAGGTCCCGTTCAACATCCGCATGGTCGGGCAGACCACGGGCGGAGCGGGCTACTGGACGGGGCAGGGCAAGCCGAAGCCGCTGACCAAGTTCGACTTCGCGGAGTCGACCCTGAGCTTCCACAAGATCGCGGCGATCGCCGTGGTCGCCGACGAGCTCGCCCGGTTCTCGACCCCAGGGGCCGAGATGCTCGTCCGGGACGCCCTCGCGGCGGCCATCGTGGAGCGGTCGGACATCGACTTCATCATCCCGTCGAAGGCGGCGGTGTCGAACGTCTCCCCGGCCTCCATCACGAACGGGCTGGTCGCCGGCACTCCGGCCGGCACGAGCGCCGACAACGCCAGGACCGACCTCGGGCAGCTGATCAAGCTGTTCCTGGACGACAACCTGAACCCCACCGGCCTGGTCCTGATCATGCCGAACAGCCTCTGCATGGCCCTCGCGCTGATGCGGAACTCGCTCGGGCAGAAGGAGTTCCCGGACCTCTCGATCAACGGCGGCATGATGGAGGGCATCCCGGTCGTGGCCTCGCAGTACGCGGCGCCGACGACAGGGGAGTACGGCAACCTCGTCATCCTGCTCAACGCGCCCGACATCTTCCTGGCTGACGACGGCCAGGTGACGGTCGACGTGAGCCGGGAGGCCTCGCTCGAGATGCTCGACGGGTCCCTGACCCAGGACGGAGCGGCGGGCACGGGAGCCTCGCTGGTCTCGCTCTGGCAGAACAACCTGCTCGGCCTCCGGGCGGAGCGGTACATCACCTGGAAGAAGCGCCGCGCCGAAGCGGTGGCGTACATCGACGACGTCAACTGGGGATCGGTCGGCAGCCCGGCGTAAGGTCGTCGCCCTCGCGGTTCTCGCCCGGCGCCGGGTCCCACGACTCGGCGCCGGACTCTTTGTCCTGAGGAGTCCCGTTGCCCCTGATCCGTCTCGTCGCCCGGAAGGACATCAAGGCCCGAGGCGTGGACGTCCGGTCCGGGGCGGTGTTCGACTGCGGCCCGGTCGACGCCCTCTACTTCACGTACCATCGGGAGGCCAGGTTCGCCCCGAAGGGCGCCGCTCCCACACAACCAGAGCCAGCCGCCCCGGAGCCGGCCGTCGAGGAGCCAGCGGCCCCGACGCCCAGGCCGACCAGGGCCAAGCGCAAGCCGAAGACGTATAAGCGGGCCGACATGGCCGCGGAGACCCCAGATGCAGATCCTGGGGCTTGAGATCAAGCGGCGGACGAAGACGGCCCAGCCGAACCCGGCGCTCGTCACCCAGGTCCCGGGGTCGGGCGGGCGGGGATGGCACCGGCTCTTCGAGTCCTTCGCCGGGGCCTGGCAGCGCAACGTCGAGGTCGTCCCCCAGTCCGTCCTGACCTACGCCGCGGTCTACGCGTGCGTCACCCTGATCGCCTCCGACATCGGGAAGCTGTGCATCGACCTCGTCGAGGAGACGGACGACGACGTCTACGAGAAGACGTCGAACCCGGCGTTCTCGCCGGTCCTGTCGAAGCCGAACCACTACCAGACCCGCAACCAGTTCATGGAGAGCTGGATGGTCTCGAAGTTGACCAACGGGAACGCCTACATCCTCAAGGGCTACGACAACCGCCGGATCGTGACCGAGCTGTACCCGCTCGACCCGAACCGGGTCCGGCCGCTGGTCGCCTCAGACGGGTCCGTGTTCTATCAGGTCCAGAGCGACATCCTGTCGGGCGTCCCGACGGGGATCGTCGCCCCGGCGACGGCGATCATCCACGACGTCATGGTCCCCCTCTACCATCCGCTCATGGGGGTCTCGCCGATCTCGGCCTGCGGGCTGGCGGCGATGCAGGGGCTGGCCATCGAGAACAACTCGACCCAGCTGTTCCAGCGTGGCTCCCAGCCGCCCGGCATCCTGACGGCCAAGGTGCCCGGGGTCATCTCTGACGAGGAGGTCGGCCGGATACAGGAGCAGTGGGAGAAGCACTTCGAGGGGAACAATGCCGGGCGGATCGCGGTCCTGGGCGGTGACCTGGCGTACCAGGCGCTCAGCATCAGCGCGGTCGACGCCCAGCTCATCGAGCAGCTCAAGTGGACGGCCGCCGAGGTCTGCACGGCGTTCAAGGTCCCCGGCTACATGATCGGGGTCGGGGCCGAGCCGAACGGGCAGACGGTCGAGGCCCGGACCCAGCAGTACTACTCCCAGTGCCTCCAGACGCTCATCGAGCACGTCGAGGCGCTGCTCGAGGAGGGGCTGGCGATCAAGGACCCGATGGGGATCGAGCTGGACCTGGACGGCCTCCTCCGGATGGACTCGGCGGCGCGGGTCAAGGCGGCGGCCGAGTCGATGAACGGCGGCGGCATGACCCCGAACGAGACCCGGATGCGGTTCCACGGGCTCGGGCCGGTCGTCGGCGGGGACGCGGTCTACCTCCAGCAGCAGAACTACTCGCTCGAGGCGCTGGCCAAGCGCGACGCCTCAGACGACCCGTTCGGCAAGGCCCAGCCGGCACAGCCGCCCCAGGCTCCCCAGTCGGGCCAGCCTCCGCCGACGCCACCGCCGCCGGCCAAGGCGACGGTCCTGGACGTGATGGGCAAGGCGGCCGGCATGTTCAGAAAGAAGGCGGCATGACGGTCGAGGACGTCGACATCATCCTGGCCGGGGTCGTCCCCGCGCTCAAGGAGCACGTCGCGGAGCAGATTGCCGGGCTGACCCTGGCGGTCAACGGGCTCGCGGCCAAGATCGCCGAGATGGAGAACCGGCCGGCACCGAAGGACGGGGCCAGCGTGACGATCGTCGACGTCCTGCCGGTCCTGAACGAGGCCCTCGGCAAGGTCAAGGGCGTGTCGATGGACGAGGTCGCCGCCGACATCCGGGCCGTCCTGGGCGACGTCGACGAGCGGATCCGGTCGACGGTCGACGCCGCCGTCGCGGCCATCCCGAAGGCCGAGGACGGCAAGGACGCCGATCCGGCCACCGTCGCCAAGCTCATCGTCGAGGCCATCTCGTCGATGCCCAAGCCGGCCGACGGCAAGAGCGTGACCGTCGAGGACGTCCGGCCCCTGGTCGAGTCCGAGGTCGCCAAGGCGGTCGCCGCCATCCCGAAGCCGAAGGACGCCGAGGGCGTCGACCTCAAGGAGATCGTCAGGCTGGCGGCCGAGGACGTCGACGAGGGGATGGAGAACCGGGTGATCGTGGCCGTGGCCGCCGAGGTCGCCAAGGCCGTCGAGGCTCTCAAGATCGACGCCAAGATCGAGGCCCAGGTCAAGCATGACGTCGACGAGAAGGTCGACGAGAAGGTCAACTGGACCGACATCTCCGACCGGATCGACGAGATGGTCGAGACGGCCGTCAAGGCCGCCCCCCAGGCCAAGGACGGGGTCGGTGTCACCGGCGCGCTCCTGGACCGGACCGGCCGCCTGGTCCTGACCCTGTCGGACGGGACGAGCAAGGACGCCGGCATGGTCGTCGACCAGGCGGAGGTCGAGCGGTTCGTCGCGGCCCAGGTCGCCAAGTGGCCCGTCCCGAAGGACGGCAAGGACGGCGCCGGGTTCGGGGACCTCGACTGGGTCGTCGACTCCGAGGGCCGGCTCCACCAGCGGGTCACGCACGGGGACGCCGTCAAGGTCTCCCCGCCGATGAACGGGGTCTTCCGGGGCGTCTGGCGTCCGGAGGACTCGTACCTGGCCGGGGACAGCGTCAACCGGGACGGGTCGACCTGGACGGCGAAGGCACCGTCCGACCACAAGCAGCCCGGGACGATGGAGGGCGCGGCGTCCTGGCAGCTCTCGGTCAAGCGCGGCAACGACGGGAAGCCCGGGCGCAAGGGCGACGACGGCAAGCCCGGCAAGGACCTCAGGCTCGAGGACGTCAAGATCATCCGGGGCAACCCGGACGGGAGCACATGGCGCTGACCTCAGGGACCCGCGTGACGGCACCCAGGCGATGGCCCGGTCAGACCGTCGTGTGCGTGGCGTCGGGGCCGAGCCTGACCAGGGAGGACGTCGAGTACGCCGGGAGCCTCGCGCCCCTGGTCGTCGTCAACGACGCGGTCAGGCTGGCGCCGTCGGCCCCGGTCTTCTACTCGAGCGACCAGTACTGGCTGAAGAACCACGACGGCCTCCCCGGGTTCAAGGGGGAGAAGTGGGCCGTCCGCCCAGGCCGGCACGACTGGCACCCGTTCGGCAAGTACCCGGAGGTCCTCGTCCTGGCCAACACCGGGACCGACGGCCTGGAGACGGACCCGGGCGGGCTCCGGACGGGGCGCAACTCCGGCTACGCGGCGATCAACCTGGCGGTCCACTTCGGGGCGTCCCGGATCGTCCTCCTGGGCTACGATATGGGCGTCGGCCCGTCGGGGGAGGCCCACTTCACCGGCGACAAGAAGACGTGGTCGCACTACCATCTCTTCCGGACGGCCTTCAAGTCGCTCGTCGCGCCCCTGGCGGCCCTCGGCATCCAGGTCGTGAACTCGAGCCGGCGGACGGCGCTCACGGCGTTCCCGAGGCTGGACCTCCGGGAGGCGATGGCATGAGGGAGATCGCCGTGGCCCTCCAGACGTGCGGCCGGGAGTCGTACACGGCCCGGACCCTGGCGTCGTTCGCCCGGTTCAACGACCTCGGGTCGTTCATCCTGGTCCACGGGGACGACGCCTCGGAGGGGCGGGAGAACGCCCACCTGGCCCGGCACTACGGGTTCGAGACGGTCGTCGAGCAGACGGCCCGGATCGGGATGACGGCCTCGCGCCTGGCCCTGGTCCGCGAGGCGTCGAGGCTGGCCCCGTGGGTCCTCTGGCTCGAGAACGACATCGACTTCGTCCGGCCGTTCCCGTGGGACCTGTTCCGGTTCGTCTCAGGGATCGCCAGGGTCTACACCCTGCGGCTCTACGGCCGCCACAAGAACGCCGAGGGCACGGACAAGTGCCTGGACTACCGGAAGCACCACGGCCTGGAGCCGGTCACCTGGTCGCCGCTGGAGGGCGCGCCGGAGCCGGCCGAGTACGGGCTCATCCACTGGAGCGCCCAGCCCTCCGTGACGCGCTCCGAGGTCCTGCTGGCGTCCCTGGAGACCGGCTACGACCCCGACGACCTGACGGCCCGGGTCAAGTCGAACGTGACGAGCCACTTCGGCCACCGGCGGACGGCCGGGAGGGTCAAGTGAGCCCCCTGGCCATCGTGACGTTCAAGTGGAAGACGCCGGGCTACCGGACGACGTTCACGGCCAAGCACGTCAACGTCCTCCGGAAGATGGTCGCCCGGCACTACAGCTCCCCGCACCGGTTCGTCTGCATCACGGACGACGCCTCGGGCCTGGACCCGGAGGTCGAGGCGATCCCGATCTGGGACGACCATGCGAGCGTCATGTCCCCCCACGGCTACCGGGCCCCGAGCTGCTACCGGCGGCTCCGGGTCTTCTCCCCCGAGATGGCGACGACCATCGGCCCGCGGTTCCTGTGCCTGGACCTGGACACGGTCATCGTCGGCGACGTCGCCCCGATCTTCGACCGGACCGAGGACTTCATCATCTGGGGCGAGACGAACCCGCAGTCGTTCTACAACGGGTCGATGTTCATGATGTCGGCCGGCGCCCGGCGCCAGGTCTGGGAGGAGTTCGACCCGTCGACGTCCCCGATGGCGGCCTACCGGGCCGGCAAGTTCGGGTCGGACCAGGGCTGGATCTCGTACCGCCTGGGGCCCGGCGAGGCGATCTGGGGGATGAAGGACGGGGTCTACAGCTGGCGGGTCCACCTGGAGGCGAAGGGCGGCCGGCTCCCGGCCAACGCCCGGATCGTCCACTTCCACGGCAAGGTCGACCCGGACTCGCGGATCGCCCAGCGGCACGACTGGGTGAAGAAGGCGTATTGCTAGTGACGACGACCCTGCTGGTCAAGTCGGAGAAGGTCGTCCCGCCGGCGTCCGAGTACGCCCGGGTCTTCGAGGCCGAGCGCCTCCAGTCGTACCCGGAGATCGACGCCCTGGAGGCCCGGCTGGGATACGCCGTCGGACGCGAGCGGCTCGAGGGCGCGGCCCGGGTCCTGGCCTGCCCGGTCAAGGCCCATCCACCGAACTGGCAGCACGGCCGGGTCCTCTACGCGATGGCCCGGACCCGGCTGGCCGAGCTGAAGCGGACCGAGAAGGTCGACTTGATCGACATCGGGACGGCCAAGGGGTTCTCGGCCCTGTGCCTCCTCTGGGCGCTCCAGGACTCCGGGATGGAGGGGCACGTCGCCTCGTGCGACGTCCTCGACCCGAAGGCCCGGGTCATGCGGAACACGGTCGCCGAGTGCGACGGGTTCAAGACCCTGGCCGAGACCCTGTCGCCCTGGCCCGAGTCCTCGGCCATCGAGTTCAGGCAGTCGACCGGCGTCGGCCTGCTCCAGGGGGCCGCGAAGGTCCGGCCGCACGTCGCCTTCGTCGACGGGCAGCACCGGTACGACACGGTCCGCCGGGAGTCGACCCTGCTGGCCCGGAAGCAGCGGCCCGGGGACGTCATCCTGTTCGACGACTGCCAGATCGCCCAGGTCGCCCTGGCCGTCCGGGCGATGGTCCCCTGGTACCGGCTCGAGTCGATCCCGGTCCACGGCCACCGGATGTCCATCGCGGCGGTGCGCCGATGACGACCATCGCCTGCCTCTGGGTCCGGGGGCACCTGGCCTACTACACGCGGGACTACGTCGCCCGGCTGGCCGGGATGGTCTCCCGGCACATGGACCGTGAGTACCGGTTCGTCTGCCTGACGGACCGGCCGAAGGACGTCCCGAAGGGGGTCGAGGCCGTCAAGGTCCCGGCCCTGCCCGACGGGGTGAAGGCATGGTGGTGGAAGCTCCGGGCGTTCGACCCGGCCGTCGGCCTGACCGGCCGGGTGCTCTACATCGACCTGGACTCGATCGTGGTCGGGTCCCTGGCCCCGCTCCTGGACATGCCGGCCTCGCTCGCCCTGGCCCCTGACACCGGGTCCAAGTTCCACACCAAGGACACCGGCCTCAAACTGGTCAAGCGGTTCAACGGGTCAGTCATGGCGTTCGACGCCGGGACCCACGCCGACCTCTGGTCCCGGTACACGGAGAAGCTGACGCGGGTCTACTGGAGCGACCAGGACGTCATCGGCCTCTGGAAGCCGGACGCCGCGACGTTCCCGACGGCCTGGGTCCCGCGGCTGTCGACCCTGGAGGACCGTCCCGGCCCCGAGGCGGCGATCGTCCTGGCCAAGAAGCCGAAGCCCCACGTCGCCGCCGTCGGCATCCCGTGGGTCCGGGAAGCCTGGAGGGCGGCATGACCCGCGCCGGGATCCCGAACGGCCCGAGGCTCGACTGGAGCCGCCGCCTCCCGCGGGTCGAGGTCCGGCGGTCGGCCGTGCCGAAGCTCGTGACGATCGTCATGCCGTTCTACGAGAACCAGAACTTCCTCGGGACCCAGGTCGACCACTGGCGGGGGCTGGCCTCTGACCTCAAGCCCTGGCTGTCGGCCATCGTCGTGGACGACGGGTCCCCGGCCCCGGCCGTCCTCCCGTCGGCCCTCCCGTTCCACGTCCGCCTGTTCCGGATCGAGGTCGACGTCCGGTGGAACTGGCTCGCCGCCCGGAACATCGGGGCGTTCAACGCCAAGGACGGCTGGCTGCTGATGACCGACATGGACCACGTCGTCCCGGCCGAGACCCTGCGGGCGCTCGTCTTCGGGCAGCACGACCCGTCGGTCGCCTACGCCTTCGGCCGCCGGGAGCACACGGGGGAGCCGGTCCATCCGCACTCGGCCTCGTTCTTCCTGACCCGGGAGCTCTTCTGGCGGGTCGGCGGGTACGACGAGCGGCTGTCGGGCTACTACGGCACGGACGGGATCTACCGGCGCCGGCTGATGGAGAAGGCGACGGTCCAGGTCCTCCGGGACGAGCTGGTCCGGCACGAGAACGTCGGGGACTCGTCGACCGTCCGCTACGGGCGGAAGGAGTCCCAGGACGCGACGGCCAAGCGGCTCCACGAGCGGTTCCTCAGGACCAAGCCGAAGACCCTGTCGTTCCCGTACCACGAGGTCCGAGCATGATCCTGCCGCTGCACCACGGACAGCACCGCCGGCACCCGGTCGACTGGGACCTCGGGGTTGCCTGGTTCTCCCGGCTCGTGACGCCGCCGATGGAGGAGCCGCTCGGCCTGGAGTACGTCTCGGCCAAGGTCCTCCGGGTGTCCAACGACGGGTACGACTCGGACTTCGTCGCCCGGTGCATCACGGCCGCCCGGGAGCAGTTCGAGGCGGAGAGCCTCCGGGCCGCCATGCGCCAGACCTGGGCGCTGACCCTGGACCGGTTCCCGCAGCACTGGGTCGAGCTGCCCCGCCCGCCGCTCATCGAGGTCGTGTCGGTCGACTACTTCGACACGGCCGGGGAGCCGGCCTCGCTCGCCGTCGGGTCGCCCTCGGTCGCCCAGTTCCGGACGGTCCCCTCGGGGGAGTTCGTCCCGGCCCGCATCATCCCGCTCCGCGGGGCGTCGTGGCCGGCGACGGACAGCCGGCCGGACGCCGTGACGATCACGTACGACTGCGGCTACGAGTTTATCGGGAGCCCCGAGGTCTCGTCGATGCCGGCCCGGTACCTGGCCGGGATGTGCCTCCTGGTCGCCGAGCTGTACAAGCAGCGGGAGCTGTCGGTGGACGGCCGCCTGGCGCCTGCCACGGTCCAGACGGACCGCTTCTGGCGGAGGGTCTGGTAGTGTCCCTCCCGCGCACGACTCCGCTGGCGTCAGGGGACCGGGACCAGATCCTCCGGATCGAGCAGTGCCCCCAGGTCCAGACGCCGACGGCCACCGGGTACCCGATGGAGACCTGGACGACCCTGGTCGACCAGATGCCGGCGACGAAGCTCGACGTCGGTGGCCGGGAGCGGATGATCTTCGCGAACTCCCAGATCGCCGCCGCCTTCGACGCCCGCTGGCAGATCAACTACCGCCTGGACATGGACCCCGATCTCGTCGACGTCGCCAAGCTGCGGCGGATCGTCCACCGGGGACGGGTCCACGACATCGTCTCGGCCGCCCAGATCGGGCGCCGGGAGGGCATCGAGATCCTGACCGTCGCCAGCACCAAGGGGGCATCGTGATCAAGGCTTCCTGGTCCGGGGACCTGGCAGACCGGCTGGCGGCCATGCCGACGTCCTTGAGCAAGCCGATCCTGGTCAGGGCGCTCAAGGCCGCCGCCGAGCCGATCCGGTCGAGGACGGCGTCCCTGGCGCCCGTGAGCTCCCCTGACGCCGGGAAGCCCGGGCACCTGTCGGACCACATTGCGATCAGCGCGACCAACCGGGTCGCCGGCCGGGCCCTGGAGTCCGACGAGGCGGCGGTCGCCATCGGCCCGACGCGGGACTTTTGGTGGGCCATGGTCCAGGAGTTCGGCCCGCACAACGGCCGGTACTCGGCGCACCCGTTCATGCGCCCCGGGTTCGACGGCGGGAGCGCGGCCGCCCTCGGGGTCCTCCAGGAGCATCTCTGGATCGAGATCCGCAAGGCGGCCGAGTCCGGGGTCGGGGCCAAGTTCACGGGGACGTCGGCCGGGGCCGGGAGGACGCTGTGATCGAGGTCGCGTTCTGGTCCCGGCTGAGCAACGACACCCAGGTCGCGTCCCTGACGGGCGGGCGGGTCTACCAGCTCAAGCTCCAGCAGTCGCCGGACTACCCGGCGGTGCGGATCCAGCTGGTCAGCGAGGTCCAGACGTACGTGCTGGCGCGGGACCTGACGAACTTCTTCCGGGCCCGGGTCCAGGTCGACGCCTGGGCGGACGAGTCCTCGTCGGACCAGTACGCGGCCGCCCGGGGGCTGGGGCAGGCGATCAACGACGCCCTGGACGGCCAGGCGTTCACGGAAGGCGACGTCGAGGTCTCGAGCGTCCAGCTGCTGGACCGGACGGTCGAGTACGAGCTTCAGGAGCTGGGCCTGGTCAGGGTACGGCAGGACTACGCGGCCGTCTACCGCGTGGCGGCAACGAGTCCATAGCAGGAGAGGGAGCACACAATGGCGACAGAGTACGAGTCTCAGGCAACCGACTGGGCGGGATCTACGCTCGAGGTCGGCGACGGGGCGTCCCCCGAGAACTTCGTGGCGATCGCGGAGGTCACCAAGATCTCCTTCGGCGCGATGAAGACCGACAAGATCATGACGACGCACCTGCTGTCGCCGAACGCGCACACGGAGAAGATCCCGGGCCTGCGCGACACGGACGACTTCGGGGTCGAGGGGAACTGGCTCCCCGACGACAACACCCAGAGCAACGACAGCTCGAGCGCCGGCGGCCTGGTCTACCTGGCCCGGACCCGGTCTGTCCGGAACTTCCAGATCGTGATGGGCAACTCGGGGAGCCCGGCCATCGCGTGGCCGTTCCGCGGGTTCGTCTCCAGCTTCAAGCCTGGGGACGCCGAGACGGGCACGAAGAAGGCGTTCACCGCGG